ATCTGTGCTTGCATGTAAGCTTCCCATGCAGCCTGTCCCATGTAAATAGCAGGCTTTTCAGCTGCACCTTTTACAGCGGCAGGAGCAGTGTTGATTACGTCCCAAATAGTAGCGATAATGTTAGTGTCGCTCAAAGCGCCTGAACCCGCAGATACAGCACCTGAACCACCCGCCTTAATCAAAGTTTCGAAACCATCGTATTGGCCCGCTGTTGCGTTAACACCTGACCACATGATTGTTTCGTTAGCGGCAGCAATACCACCAACCAAACGGCCAATGATTGCATCTTGAATTTGTGTGTTTACACGGCCTGACATTACATCGGCAGTTGTCCAGTCAATGAAGAAATCTTTTTTACAGATTTGACGCTGAACTTGGAATTCTTCCAAGGTCAAGATGCGCTCAGTCAAAGTGATTGTACCTGTTGGGGTAAAGTCACAAGTGCCTGCGGCAAATGTCACGGTGTCATCAATTTTACGTACTACTGATTTGTAAGGTACGTTAGGCTTCATTGTCACGTACTGTGCAGAAACGTTTGACAATAGTGCCTTTGCTACGATTTCACCAGCTAATTCACCTGCATAGGTGGTGGTGAGTGAAGTTGTTGTTGGCATACTAAATTTAAATTATGAGGTGAATTAATTTACTTTTTTGAACGAATGCTTTCCATGAAGTCGCTGAATGAGTTACCATTCGATGCAACCACAGGAGCAGCATTCTTTTTGAATTCTTGTGATTTAACTGAAGGAACGGCAGGGGCTTTCTTTACTGAAGCAAGCTCAGCTTTAACACTTGCAGTTTCATTCTTTGCTGTTTCGATTGCAGCGGCTAGTTCTGTCTTTTCAGTTTCAAGTGCAGCAATACGCTCAGACAATTGACCGATTACAGCAACGAGGTCTTCGCTACTCATTTCAGTTGATTGTTCTTCGCGTTCGATTTCGGCAATAAGACCACCTTCGTCTACGACTACTTTGGTTACGCCATCTTCTAGGATGTACTCACCAGCAGGTACAGGTACTGGGTTGCCCTCAGCATCTTGAGTGTAGATGTCTACACCTACTACCCACTCATCGGCGGTAGAATAGATTTTAGTACCATCGGCCAAAGTGCCTTCTACTGCAAACTTTATCTCCGTTGCCGGAGCTTCAGCCGCTGCAGTTTCTTCTTCGAACTTGATACCAACACTTGAAGGGTCAATGCCGTACTTGTTGAATACGCTTTTGATTTGTTCTTTAATGTTTGACATGTTGGATATTTGGGTATAGTAGCAAAAACGATATTTTGTTACATCCAAAAACCTTTCGTATCTTAGCCATGTAAAAAATTACATACAATATGAAAACAACAACCGCCCCTATGCACGTGAAGATGAGCGTGCGTGTAAATGAAAAACAATATCAGTCAGTTGTGAAGGCTGCGAAAAAGCATAAGATGAGCATCGCCGAGTATATTCGTGCGTGTATTTTGTAGTTAATAGGTTTTGGTTTTAAAAAAAAGAAGGCCCTCGTTTGGGCCTTTCTTTTTAACACTAACCTTAGATCACTTTTATGCTTTTAACCAAAGCAAATATAGAACTATTTTTTAATCTGCATACTTGCTGTGTTGTTTGCGCTGTTGCTATCAGGCACACCATTCACGGCTGTAATCGTAAGCACATAATCCGCAGGCAATGGAATGTATGGCGTAGTCACGTTGTAAACGCTTGACAATGTCATGCTACGTCCAACATCAATTCTGTCGGCTCGGTTCCAAGTAAGTGTAAAGACACCAACAAAACCATGTGTAACCTTTAGGCTAGTGATTCCAACCGTGCCTCGGTTATAAAACGTGTAACGTATACGCACGCGGTTAGCATCGAGCCATTCGTAACCATCAATTGTAACCGCTGCATCCAAACCTTGTGCGGGTGGATTAAGCATTGTAATGGTTGTACCTGTGCTTATGGTGTTGTCATTCTCATTCGTTTCTTTTATGACCATGTTAGGGTCGATAGTCAATGAGAATACCGATGGCCCCGATTGGTTGTTAGGCAAGCCCATTGGTGCGGTCTTGGTCACTACCGTTTGTCCCGCAGGAATGGTCACATCGCCAGTATAAAAAATAAACTTAGTGGTATCGGGACGAGTGAAAGTTAATTGTACGGTAGCAATCACATCCTTTGTTTGCGCCTTGTCAAGATTCACCGTGTAAGTTGCTATAATGCTTGAGCCTTGAACAGCTGTTGCAGGTGTGCTTATTGTACCGAACAGGTTGTATTCAGCAACGGGCACAGGTACAGGGTCGCCACCATCCAAACCTTTAGCAATTGTCACAGCGTTAAACATACTCACTACACCATAACCAAGTTCAGCACTCTTGCCATTAGCATCGTACACATAACCTCCAGTCTTGCGACATGATTGGCGTAGTACATCGATTACTTGTGATTCAGTTAGCGCAGGATTAGCAAGTATAACGTTGGCGGCAGCCGCAGCCATTACAGGACATGAACAAGAGGTTCCGCTAAAGTTGGTGTAATTGCTTGACGTGTTGTAACCACTTGCACCTGTACGGTCTGTTGTTGGGCATGAAGTACCGGGAGCAGCTGCAAAAGTCTTAGGCCCGTAGTTGCTAAAATTAGCGCGAAGGTTTGACTGCGTAGAAGCACCAACCGCGTGAACCATTGGGTAGATTGCAGGTGCTTGTGTAAAGTTAGGATTGTTTTGATTGCCCGAACTTGCAAACGCAGGTATGCCTTTACCATTACGACCGAATGTTTTAGCCGATGTCAATGCGTTTTGAAATAGTGGGTATGACGTTGGGCCACCACCACCCCATGACATAGATATCGCAAGGCAGTTAGGATTCTCAATGGCCTTGTTGATTGCACGTGTAACGATGGTGTCCGATGTTCCAAAGCTACCACTCGATGAAGAGTTGTAACCGATGTGCAAAAATTGCACTTTAAGTTTGTTGTTACCAAGTGATGACACACCAATGTTGTTATCGGTTGTCGCGCATATCAATCCACTGCATGGTGTACCGTGCTTTTCATTCTCGCTAATGGGCCGAACATCAGCTGCATCGGTTACGCAGTTCCATGAAGTAGCACTAATGCGACCTTGTAAATCTTCATGATCTACATCGCACGCGATATCCAACACAGCAACTTCACCATAGGCAGCACCATCAATCAAACTCCAAGCTTCAGCCGCTTGCATGTTAGGCAAGTGCCATTGCCCCGCATAGGTGTAACCATCTGCATCGGCTTGGTAGGTTTGGATGTAATCAGGTTCTACGCTAGTGAATAGCTTTGAGTTCATAAGCGAAGTATAGAACTCATCAAATGAACTGAAGGCAGGTACTTCAACAAAGAGCGTGTTGGTCAAGTGGAATACTTCCGTAACAACAACCCGATTCTTTGACAAGTATGCACGTGCTGCATCAAGATTAGGTGCAACTAGGATAGCAAGACCTGTTGCGATTTGGTCTAGTGATCTATCAACTTCGTTAACCTGTGATACCTTCTTTGCATTCACCTGCACTGGCTCATCGTCAGCAAATACAATGATGCCGAATGGCTCATGCACTGCAACAACATTAGCCTTTGTTTTGTTCTTGTCAAAGGATTCTTTGTCCTTGAATTTAACGCTGTTTATTTTCATTTGGATGGATTTACTTTGCTTAGAAGTTGGTCAAGCTCTAGCACTAACTCTGCTTCGTAATTCTTAACTCCGCTCATTGCCACACCAACCTCGTTAAAGAAGCCCTCGATGCTGTAACCTTTTATCTTGCCTTCCTTCACATCAGTCCATACGTGTTCTTCGTCAACCTTAGTGCCGATAAACCATGTCCCATCGGGCAATTCAGGTAGGCCAAGTTCAATGCTCTTGTCATTCTTGCCTTCCTTCAACCATGATTCAACAACGGTCACACCCGTGACTGGTATCTCATGCTGCAAGTTGGTTGTGTGTTGCAGATTCTTTTTGAAAAATTGGTGAGCGATAGCCTGTACTGTTGCCTTTTCAAAGTAGACATAGTACGCTTCGCCCTTTTCGTCATAACGCAATATCTCTTTATCCGGTATAAGTGCGGGGCCGTATAGCATGCGACGTTCCTCGTCAACCTTTGCAAGTTGCATCTTGCTTAATGCTATCCAATTTTCCTCGATAGCGGGCATGTCAACTAAGCCCATTGCCGTAATACCTAAACGGCCTTCTTCGTCTATTACACACTTAACTACTTTTCTTTTTTCCATGTTACAAATTTAGTTTTAATTATCCGATTCTCGATAGGTCTTCAACCTTTGTCCGCACTTCTTGTTGCGATGCCACATCACCTGCTAATACATAGGCGCGTGGTGTTAGTTGTTCTGGTCTGTCTTGCAAGAAAGATGAAGCAAGTGGGTTAAACTGCGCAGGCTGTGAACCTGTGTCACCACCACCACCAATGGACGGTGATGGAGTATCTACACCACCACCACCACCACCTTCAAACTTGGTTGCTGCAATCTTTGCAATCGACGCAATACCTGTTGTAGTGGCAAGCGCAAGCGATGCAATACCGGCGGGGTTAGGTATAGGCCCGATTGCCACAGGAGCAGAGGCAAGTGAGGCTGTAACTGCTTTTGCCGCATCAATCGTAGCCGCACCTAATTGCAATGCCTTTTGAAACTTAAATTGTTTTTTGGCAAGTGCTTCTTCTTCTTTACTACCCTTCTTGACCTTGCTCATCTTGTTGGCAAAGACCGCGTCATTTAATGCGCTAATAGCGTTCAATCCTTTCTCGGCCCATTCAAGACCTTTCTGTATGTTTTCAAGTGTGCTATTAGTTGAGCCTTCAATAGCGGCGTTTGCATCTTCAGCACTTTTCTTTTGTATTGCACCTAATTCTAGTGCAAGCTTCTTTTGCAGTTCCGTTGTATCAATTGCCTTGTCTTCTTCGCCTACTTTCAACGTGGCGTTATAAGCATCTGCAGCCGCAAATAAATCTTCGTACTTTTGAGTTACAGCAAGTTCTTCTTTTTCTGATGCGCTTAACGTAGCTTCAAATTCAGAATCTTGTAGTTCAGCTAATTTGTTGTAGTAATTATTAGCAGCAGCTAAACGCTTATTTGCTTCGTCAAGTGCCGCTTGCGTCTTAGCCTTTTCAGCATCGTCAAACTCTTTTACATTTTCCTCATACAATTGGTTAAGCAAATCGCTCACCTCTTGTTCCGCTTTTAGCTGTGCATCTGCTGCGTCTTTTGTCGCCTTTGCTTTGTCCTCTGCTGCCTTTTGTGCTGCCGACCTTTCCTTTGCATCCTGCGCATTAAGTATTGCATCACGTTGGTTGTTCAAACCAACCAATGTTTTTTCCGCATCCTTTACTATTTTCTCTTGGTCTTTGCGTTCTTGCTCCGGGTCAAATATCTTCTTTACAACAAAGTTGTTGATGTCATCAAACACACCTGTAACATCAATCTTTTCAATACCCAATCCTAACTTGTTTAGGACTTCGATTGACCCATTGACAAAGTTTTGAAAGAACTCAGCAAGCTTGCGCT